CTATTCGTCGGAGCGCTCAGTGTCGTCGCCATAGGCCGCCCGGGCAAGGTCGGATCGCCGCGCCACCGTCTGCCGGTGCTCGGGATGGGCCCGATCGAGCAGCGCCGCCCGAAATTCGGGATCGGCCTCGAGCGCCGACAATTGGGCCCGGGCCTCCGAGGATGATCGCCCGATGCGGGCCTCCTTGCCCCCGACGAACTCGGCCTCCCCCATCAGGCCACCCAGTTTCGCGAACGCCCGCACCATGTCGGGGTGATCGCCCAGATACTGCCCGTTCGTGAGCCGGAGCTGGCGCACATCGTCCACACGTTCGCCGAACGCGGCCGCGAAGGCGCGGTTGGCCATGTCGACCTGTGCGTCGAAGCTCTCGCCCCATTCACGTCGCAAACCCGTCTCCGCCGCATCGAGAGCGCGGCCCTGCGCGGCGTTTGCATCCTGCCAGGACGTATTCTGAAGCTCGATATAGCCCTCGAGCAGGGCGCGCGCCTGGCCGTCGTTTAGTCCCGACGCGTGCATCCGGGCCAGCATCTGCTTCTCAAAGTCGTCGTCCCAGGGCAGGCCGTCGGGCCGTTCCAGCCCATCCAGATCATATGCATCCGGGCTCTCGGGCCGGCCGAGGGCGTCATAGAAGCGCGCATGCTCTGCATCATCCGCATCGGCCGCCGGCGGGACGACCCCCTTGCGGCCGATCAGTTTCTGCAAATTCACATGCTCGCGCGCCAGCGCCTCCAGATCGTCGAACCGTTCGAGCACCGGATGGTCGCGATACTCCTCGGGCAGTCCCGTACGCCAGCCCTCATCCGCCTCGGCAGCGATCACGGGCGTCGAAGCATCGATTTGAGTCTCAGTCATGGTCATCGTCATTCTCCTGTCCAGATTGAATTTCGCTCAACATCGGGTCATCACCGGCCCGCGCCAGCGACGCGATGCGCCGGAACACCCGCTGCATCCCCATCGCGAAGACGGCCTCATTGGCGTCGGCCGTGGGCGCGGCATACATGCAGAAACGGTTGAGATCGCGCAGCACCCGCCGGCCCTCAGGGCTCGAGAACACAACCCGATAGTCGCGTTTCAGCCGCCACAATTTGTCGATCATTCGCTGCATCGCGACGCTCCTGATTGTCAAATTGGGGAAACCCGAGCGGGCTAACGCAGGCCGCCCAGCAGGGTGGCGCCCGCCTCGAAAAGGCCCGCACGGCGCACGGCAGCGCCGCGGCGCCGGAACGCCTGGGCGCGGGTCAATTGATTGAGCGCGGTTAGATTTCCGGCATCGGCGCGCCGCAGTGCGTCGAACTCCGCCTCGGCTGAGATCTGGCCCTGCAGATCGAGGGGCGTGCCCGCCGCATCCGCGCCGGCATGGGCCAGGCGCGCGCGCTGGGTCGCCTGCCGTGCCGAACCGCGCCGGCGCGCCTCGTTTGCGTTCGTCTCACCCCGTTGCGCCGCAATGGCGGCATCGCGCTCGGCGTTGCTTGCGGAAGTCTCCTGACCCGCCTCGACGGCGCGTCCGTCTTCGACCGCGCGCAACGCCGAGAGCGCGGCGGTCGCGAAAATCAGTTCTGGTCCACTCATATCGTCCTCCCATACATCCAGTAATCGCCCGATCCGCCGGGCCCGTAATTCACCAGCAGCCCCTCGAGTTCGAATCCGAGAAACGACAGCCAGCGCGCACCGGCCCCATGCCCGTCACGCACGGTTGCCTGGACCCGCCGCAGATCCTGCGCTGCCGCGATCCGGTCAAGCGCCCGCGCGGTCCCGCGGGTCAAAGACGTCGGCTGTGCCAGAAGCCGGTCGGAGAATATCGCCCAGGCCTGGCCCACGCCGGGCCAGAGCGTCACCACGCCGGCGCAGCCCAGAACATCCACGCCATCAACCGCAGTGAACGCGGCGTCACACTGCACCAGCGCATCCGTGTCCAGGGCTTTGATGTAGGCGGTGAAATCAGACTGCGCGCATTGCGGCGCGACCGCGCGCAGGTGCGCCGGCTCGAACGGGATGATCTGCATGGGTCTTACCTCGAGGCGAGATTTACACGTGGCGAGAGGGACAGGATGGTCATCGGCAGCGGCGCGTCCTGCCGCAGCGCGACCACGCCTTCGACGTCATAGCCGGCGGGAAAACTGACGATCTTGATGCCCGAATAGGGCGGGCCGCCACTGTCGAAAGGCACCCGGTCCAGCGTGGCAAAATCGGGGCCCGTCTTGGCACCGCTGGTGCGGTGGAACCGCACCACGACGTCGCCGATGCGCTTGGTCTTGCCCTCACCGGACCCATCCGGCGTCCTGGCCGCGATCGGCAACGTCACCACATCGGTCATATAGCCGAACCCGGCATGAACCCGGCTCGCCGGGCTGCTCAGGGTGATCGCGCCAGCGCTCGGCGTTTTCGTCCCGAGATGCACACCGTCGGCAACGACATCCACGGCCACGCCATCCAGATGATCAGCACCGGTGATCGCGGTGACGGCCTTGCGCACCACACCGCCGGACGCATAGGCCGCAAACCCCGATCCATCCACGCCCTGAAGGATGAAACTGTCGGTGGTCGCACCGGCGACGGTGTAGCGGTAGCCGTTCAGCGCGGTCATGCCGATCACGTCGCACACATCGATCAGGTCGCCATTCGACAGACCATGCCCCGGGACTGTGAGGGCGACCGGGTTCGCCTGGGTTGCACCCGTGACGGCCCTGGGGTCGTCATAGGACAGGCCGCAATCCACGAAATAGGCGTCGGCGATGTCATCATCGCCGTTCCCATCGAAATCCCGCGCCATGAACTCGATGCAGCGGACATCCACGCCATCGATCGTCCGCGCCACCACGCCCCAGACCTGGTCATGGGTCTGGTCCGGCGCCGGGATGGTCGCCACCGATTCCCAGCGCGCCGTGCCACCCTGAAAACCGCCGCCGAGCGTATGGCGCTGCCAGCCGATCACCTCATGCTCACGGTTGTAGGTCATCCCCAGCAGGGTGCCGTCGGCCCGGCACATCACCACCAGCCCATGGGGCTCCTGGGCGAAATCCATCTGCACCACGCCACCGGCCGTGATGTGTTCCGACAGGATGGAGAGATCCGGTGCCGCGAAATTGTCCCGCTCGAATAGGTAGGCGAGTTCGCGCAACTTGCGCGCGCTCGGCGACAGATAGAGCGTCACATCGCCCGCCGTCACCGGCTGGATGTCGGCAGCGCCATATGTGTTGGCCCGCTTGAACTGGATGTTCGTCGGGGTGAGCGGCTCGTCCAGCGAACTCGCCCGCACCGGCCAGGTGCCGCCTTGTGTGCCCAGCACCAGCGAGCGCTGGGACTGCAGCCAGAGAATCGCGTTGGCCTGGTCCGCGCCGATCCGGTAGTTGAGCGCGGCATCGTCCTCGACCGCACCGTCCGTGGTGGTCGGCGCCATGTTCTCGAAATCGCCCGACTTGGAGGCCCGGAACATCTGCGGGCTGTTCCGCTCACCGGCCCAGCAAAGGCGCTGCTCGTGAAAGCTCACGCAGGACGGGTATCCCGTCGCCAGATACTGCGAACCCGGCACCTGATCGACGGACGGGTTTGGATCGATCTCGCCCCACGCGCCCATGCGCCATCCGGTCTGGCCACTCGTCCCGCCGAAATCCGATTTGATGTCGACCGACACCTGCGTGGAGCTCAGAACTGCCACGATCACGCCCCAGCCCCATGTCGATGTGTGCTTGATACGAATGGACCGGCCCAGATCGGTCGATGCGAACAAATTCTCCTGGCAGGTGACCGTGATCGCCTTGCCGCTCTGTGCGGCCGGGGTCATCGTCTTCGTGCTGGTGTTTTCGTCCAGGTAGGGGCCGTCCGTGAAATACACCCGCTCCAGCGACCATTCGTCGTCGCCATAGCGCAGCAGCTTGTGTGGGGGGTAATCCGGGTGCGCAATGTAGAGCGTGTCCGCCGACTGGGCGATCTTGAGCCCGAACACATCGCCCGCAGCATAGGGTGTCGCCAGCTCAACGGGCGCACCGTCCACGACCGCAACATTGTCGATCTCCATGGTTTTGCCCAGCGCGTGGGCGAAGTGAATGTGAAAGTCATCCGCCGGCGGCCCCGACGAGGCGGGAAAGGCCACCACATGGTGCCCAACGCCCACATTGCGGATGAAGGCGAACCCGCCGAGGGCCCCGGTGCTGATACCGACCCTGTCGCCCGGGTCGCCGATCACGTCGAACGACACCAGCGCGTCATGGACCGAAGTGTTCGCAGCCGTGATCTGCTGGCTCGCCGCCGCGCTGTCCGCACCCGACCCCACCAGGCGCAACCGGCCGTTCGCGGCGTCGTGCGAAATCGACGCGCCGCCGGTCGAGTTGTTCGTCCAGCCGCCGATGTCCGACGTGAAGTCGCCGTTGGTCACCGATGCCCCGTTCATGTCGGGGCCGATGACCTGGCCTTCGTCTCTGTAGAACCGGACATAGAAGTCGCCGAATTCCAGGATGTAGGCCTGCGCCTGGTTGAACCGGAACGGCGCCAACCGCACCGGCGTCGCGGCATCCCTTGTCACGGCGACAAACCTTGTGCCCGGGCGACGCGCCACGCCGCCATGGGGCTGGATGATGGCATTGAGGAGCGTCCCCGCCCCGTTGTCGTAGCGCGCCAGGTCCCGGCGGCCATACAGGCGCGGGCTCAACTCCCCGGCGGTGAAATTGGTCTGGGCCGGCTGCAGCTCCACCATCAGATCCGCGCCTCGAGCCAGCCATCCGCCGCCAGCATCTGGGCTGTGCCCTCCTGTCCGTCGGCCGAGCGCGCGGCGCGCAGCGTGTTGTCATAGAGCCGCGCCATGGCGTTGTGCAGCGAGGTGGACTTGCCCAGCGGTTCGGCCAGTTCCATCGCGATCCGGGCAGCCAGCGCATCCAGGGAAAGTGCGTCCCACAGCCCATAGTCGCTCACGCGGCGCAGATACAGAATCCGGATCGGGCTCGCGAGGTCGGTCACGATTTGCCGCGCCTCGATCTTCCACGCCCCGGCGCCCTCGTCGGCCTCGCCCTCGACCGAGATCACCCGCAGGCAGAAATCGGGATCGCCCGGCAGGTCATAGGCATTGGCGAACCCCCACAGGGGCGGCGTCACATGGGCGGTGAGTTCGGCCCGCACCATGGCGAAATTCCACGGATGGGCGCGCAGCACCACGTCGCGCTGATCGGCGAAGATCGCGTTTGCGAGCCGCGCGGGTTTCACGTCGTCGGCAAGGGTCGTGATGGTCGCCTCGCCGAGCTTGATCAGCCCGGCGTTGACGATATCGACGTCGGTGGTCATGGGCAGTCTCCTGAACAGATACCTGCAAAAGAAAACGGGGCGCCCTCCGGATAAGGAGAGCGCCCCGCTGTCATGAAGGTTGGGACCCCCTAGTCCATGACGTAGGCGAGGTGTCCGTCGAGCACAGCGCCCGCCGGGATCGTCCCGTCATTGACCTGGGCGGTCACGACGACGCCGTCGAGGCTCTCGAACAGCTTCGTCTCGTCGCCGCCGAGCGTGCCGCCCGGTGCGAACGCGCCCGCCGAGGACGCCGCCACGCCGTCATCGAGGCCGTTCGGGTCGGCCGCGGTCTCGCCCGAGCCGTCGTCCGCCCGATGCGCGCCCCAGCCCAGATCGATCGTCCGGCTCGCGCCCAGCGCCGAATGCGCCATCCGCGACAGGGGCAGGATCACGCGTACTTTTCCCTTGGGCAAATTGACCAGCCGCGCGATCGAACCGGCGTCACCGGCCGCCGGCCCTTGCGTGAAGTTGAACCGCGCAAACCGCAGCCGCCCATGGGCCTCATGGGTCGGATTCTGGATCCGCGGCACGGCCTGCGTGTTGGCGTACTGGGTACTGTTTTCGGTCGTGATAGCCATCGGCCACCTCCGTTCTCAATAAGATTGGAAAAACCCCTTCGCATTCCCGACAAGACGCAACGCCGCGCTCGGCGGGTCTGGGCGAATGGCAAAGACAAACCCATTCCCGACAAGACCCAGCGCCACGCGCGGCGGATCCGGGCGAAGGGAAAAAAACTAGCTCTCGACGCAGTCGATCTGCACGACCTTCTCTTCCTGCATCCGGGTCGCCCCGATATCCATGGAAGCGTAGACCTGCGCCGCGTAGTTCTTGTTCGGCAGCGGGTCGATCTTGGCCGTGATGTCCTGTCCCAGGCCGAGCAGCACGCCCGACTTGGCCCAGGCGAAGCACGACCGGGTACTGCCGCTCTTCGGCAACAGCGTCCCGTCGGCGGCGTCTTCCAGGCGGATGAACCTGAAGCCGTAGAAGCCCTCGACTCCACCCGACACCAGCACCTTCTGGGTGTTGTAATCGACCGACTTGACCTCGTTCGTGTCCATGAACTCGTCCTCCTGGGCCGAGGTCCACGCCACATAGAGGTCGTCGCCGGGCATGATCGCGTTGTTCGCCTTGAACAGCTTCATCGCGCTGCGCAGCTTCGCCAACGTGAAGCCCGCACCGCCCGCCGCGAGCTTCTGGCCGGCCGGCAGGGTGACCGCGTTGGTTCCCGTCTCGCCGGTGTAGGCCGTGCCGAGTGCCGCCGTGGCGATCTCCCGGTCGATCGCCCGGTTGAGCGCCGCCGCGAAGGCCTGTGAATAGGCATTCGTCGGGTCGTTGAGGGTCCGGATCAGATCCGGCACATCGACCAGGTCGGCCACGCGGTAGGTCTTGGCGGCCACCGAGCGTCGCTTGTGGGGCGTCGACACATACTGGGTGTCGCCGTGGCGCTCGGTCGCCTCGGTCGCGGCGACGGCGCCCACCTGGTCGAAGAAGGCGCGCTTGGAACTGATCGCCTCCTCGCGCACGCTCGTGCGCATCTGGCTACTCATCTGCTGCACGAGCATCTCGATACCGCTCTTGTATTCCTGCCGGAAGGCAGTCGTGATCTCGACGGACATATCCGTCCTCCATCAGTGGTTGAAAGGGATGACTGACGAAGGGCTGCCCGCATCCCGAAGGACCACGGACCCGTCTCGCATTTTCACGCCCGCGTCGGGCGGCCCGGCTTTCGGGCAGGGCACCGGACCCGCGCGCGCGGCTTTAACCGGGCGGCGGGCTGGCCGGGGTTTTGGAAACTATTCTCACATCGTCATGGCCGGGGGCCGCCCTCGCGCTCTGCGCGTTGGCGTAGAAATGCCGTTCCGGGCATCTCCTGCACAGGCACCTCGACCGCCCGCAGCGCGCGCAGGGCGGCGACATCCACCGCACCACGCAATGCCTTGGCCGGCACGCCATTGGCCTCGGCGATCAGGCGCAGCCCGGCGTCGGGGTCAATCAAATCGGTCACCTGCGGGTCGATCGCCGCCATCGCCTCGGCCGCCTCCAGGGTGCGCAGCACCGCCTGGGCGTCGCCGGCCTTCTGGGCCCGGGCGATCGGCGAGACGTGGTCCATGCGCAGGGGCACGCCGATCAACACATCAGGCAGCGGCGGCAACGCACCCGCCCGTAGCAGGATCCCGAACACCCGCTCGATCATGGGCTCCAGCAGCTCGGCCTGCTGGCGGCCCAGCATCGGGCCGAGCAACCGCTGCATCTCCTGCACCAGCTGCAACACCTGGGTCGCGGTCATCCGCGGGTCCTGGAAGAGCTGCAGCAGGCTGTGATGGAACGCCGCGCGCACGGCGTCGCGGCGCTGCTCCATCATCTCCAGGCCGATATCGATCCGCGGTGCGACCGGCAGCGGCCGCAGCGGGTCCTGGGACAGCGCACCCGCCCGCACCACGTTGATCCCGCCGGGCTGGGTGCGCAGCGGCATGACCACGCCGTCGTCGGCGATCAGCAGCGGCGGATCGACCGCCTTCTGCGCCGCCTTGAGTATGGTCTTGCTCATCTCGTTGAGCATCTTCTGGTCGGGCAACGCGTTCCACCCGGGCGCGCGGCCATAGATCTCGCCCGCATCCTTCGACCAGCGCGGCACCATGTAGGGCATCTCGTGATAGCCGCCTTCGGCCACCAGCGCGCGCTCGTCCACATTCACGTAGGTGGACGCAAAGGCAAATGCGCCCAGCGGCCCTGACCGAACCTCACCGGCAGCCGGCTTCACACAATGCAGAAACGAGAAACTCCGCTCGCCCTTGCCCGCCTCCAGCGCCGCCGTCACCGCCTTGCCCGCGGCCTGACCCCAGGCCTGGTGGGCCTGGCGCGCGGTAAATTTGAACCGGCGGAACACCGTGTCGACGCGCCCCTCGGCATTCTCGGCGATATGGATTTCGCCCAGCGGCCGGGCGGAGAACAGGATGCCCCGGCCCGGCCGGTCACCCACGTAGAGTGCCGCCGTGCCGAAGGCCACCTGGTCGAGATAGACCTCGTGGATCTGCGGCGCGAAGTTCCCCTCCGGCGCATTGAACGCGGCATACAGCGCATCCTCCGCTTCGCCCAGCCAGGCCCGCACCGCCTCATCCTCCGCCAGCGCCCCATCCTCGGGCCGCAGCGCGAACCAGCGCAGCGCCGGATTGGTCAGGAACGAGTGCAGCGCCGCCGCGAGCAGGTCTGCCGCCTGGAGCCCGGTCGTATCGTAGATGCGCGCCATCCGCTTACGGCCCGGCGACGCGCCGGCGGTGAAATCACGGCGTCCGAGCAGGTGATCGGCGATCTCCTGCCAGACGGACTGGAAGGCGGCACGGCCGGCGGCCACGTCGTCCCATTGGCGCAGGATGTCCTGGGCGGTGTCAGGCATGCGAATGTCCTTGGTAGATTGGTGTGGCGCGAGACGCGCATCTCGCGTTCACGCTGGGGTGGTGCTAGCGTTTGCGGTGATGAGGCGACGTGATTTCTTATTGGCGACCGGCGCATCGCTGCTGCCGGTCAGGGCCCGGGCGCAAACACCGATGAATGTGTTGGTGCTGATCGCCGACGACATGCGCGCCGACCTGATGGGCGTCGCCGGCAACAAGCTCGTCCGGACACCGAATCTCGACCGCCTGGCCCGCGCCGGACTCTACTTCCCAGACGCGTTTGTCACGACGTCGGTGTGCCCGACGAGCCGCGCCAGCATCATGCTCGGCGAATACGCCTCCCGGCACAAGAACATCGATTTCGGCACTCCTCTAGCGGCGAACCAGTGGGAAACCTCCTATCACGGCCGTCTGAAAGCCCAGGGTTACCGGACCGGGTATATCGGCAAATGGGGTCTCGGCGGCCCGCTGCCCAGCGGGTTCGACGTCTTCGATGGTTTCGCCGGGCCGGGCAAATACATCGAGGCCGGTCGCAAGCACCTGACCGCCCATCTCGCCGACCGCGCCCTGGAGTTCATCACCGACCAACGCGACCCCTACTGCCTCACCGTCGGCTTTTGGGCACCCCACGCCGAGCCCGGTCCGGACCCGGCACCCGCCGAGGAGCGGTTCAGGGCGCTGTATCGCGACGCGGATCTCACGCCGGCACGCACGTTCAGCGGCACCTACAATGACGACCTGCCCGACAGCCTGAAGGAAGCCCATTCGGCCAGCCTGTTCGCGGACCAGCTCGCCACTCCCGAGCGCTACCGCGCCTTCCTGGCCGGCTATCTGGGCCTGATCACAGGCATGGACGACGCCATCGGGCGTATCCTGTCGGCGGTCGATCTCGACAACACCCTGGTCATCTTTCTGTCGGACAACGGCTTTTTCCTGGGCGAGCATGGCCTGCCCGGAAAATGGCTGGCGTTTGAGGAATCGATTCGCATTCCGCTCATCGTCAAGGCACCAGGCGTCACGGGCGTCTCAAACGAGCTGGCACTCAACATCGATGTCGCGCCGACAATCTACGGTGCCCTGGGTCTGCGCCATCGCCGCGACGGCCATGATCTGCTGCGCAACCGCCGGGACCATTTCTTCTACGAGTACGCACTGGCCACGTTCGGGGCCGCCGGCATCCGCACCCGGGACAAGAAGTTCGTGATCATGCCCGAGCATGAGTTCGAGATGGCCTTTGACCTCAAAGCCGACCCCTTCGAGCAGAACAATCTGGCGCAGGAAAACCCGGACTGGGTTGCACTGCTTCGAGAGAAAGTCGTCGCCCGATATGGAGACACACTGCTGGCAGACTAGCCGGCGGACGGCGTACCTGTGACGTATGTACCGGTTACTCGGATTGCGGAATTATTGGCCATATCCGACGCTTCGATCGCCTTGTCTCCAACATTGTCGCCAAATTGAAGTAGCTGCATATACGAAACGCCACCGGGTGCCGTGAGCAAGGGAAAATAGTATCCATTAGCGGTATCGAGATTGACGAATTGAAAACGCGCAATATCAACTGCGGACGAATTGTGACTCCCCCCCGACCCCACAAACGGCAGTCCGGTGATCAGCATCCCTCCCGCCGCCGCGCCATCGAAAGCGCTCAACGCTGTAATCCCGGTCACCCAAACCAGCGGCCCGATCTTCACATACTGACCGCCCTGGTTCGCATAGGTATGGCTCCCGGCCACCACCGACCCTTCGAGCACCGGCGTCCAGCTGCCCGCCTCATAGTCCGGGGCGCCGGCAATCAGCCGGCTGATTGCCTTGATGCTCATCTAGGCACCCTCCCCGAATGAGAAGTAGAGGTCGGCCGTGTCGGCGTTGGTGATGCCCGAGACATGGGTCGCCCAGGCGGGCCGCGTCAACGCCATCACGGCGCCGGGCGGGATCGGGATGTTCGGCGCAGACGTGCCGCCCACCGCAGCCACATCGCTCGCACCAAAGTCGATGAATGCGAGCTGCGCGCTGTCGTTGTAGGCCAGCACCTGCGCCCCGGCGCCATAGCCGGGCATGGCGACCCGGTCGCCGGTGCTCGTCGTGGCCTGCAGGTAGACCCCCGAGGCCTGAATCTTGATCGGTGTGCTCATCTCGTCATGCTCCCAATAGTGTTTTCTTGGAGACCGGCGCATCGCTCGCCAGGCCCGTGAGCCCGCGATCCCCGGTCAAAACGGTGGCCGATCGACCACGCGCGTTGCCCGCGGCACGAACAGCCCGCTTGCGGGCCGCCTCGACAGCCGGATCGTCACGCGACGGCGCGGGCGGCGGCGGGGGTGGCGGCGGTGGTGGTCTGGAAAAGACGGCGCTCATGCTTGGTTTCTCCTGGTTAGAAAAGAGCTCGAATAGGTCGGCCGGGCATTGCCCCACGCACCGGTCGGTGCTTGGATCGGCCCATGACGTATCTGGCAAAACTCCTGGCGCTGTTGCAGCGCGTTTTCTATCCGCTCACGAACACGCCCGAGCAGGCACTCGCCGCCATGCGCAACGGCACGATCGCGGCCTGGATCATGGTCGCGATGCATTTCCTGCTCGGCGCGGTGATGCTGATTCAGCTCTCCGGCGACCCGAGCGTGAACAGCGGCGACCGGCTCATCCCGGCGACCATTCAGCTCTTCTTCGCGCTGATTTATGCCGGCCTGGCCACCGCCAACTGGAAGGGATCCCGCGCGTCGGCGGTCACCATCCTCGTGCTTGTGTTGTTCGATATGTTCGTCGTTATGTCCCGGACTCAGGGCTTCGACCTTCAGCCGATCGCCCAGCTTCAGGCACTCTTCCAGATGATCCCGCTGTTGCTGGCGATCGGCGGGGTGCGTGGCACCTTCGCCTACGCCCGCTTCGCAAAGACCGGCGAGGTCTGA